CAAAGAGCTAATTCATTTGAGGCAGAGGAGGGATGTAACGATGATTTAGCAATGTGTCTTGTTCTATTTTCTTGGTTAGTTGCACAAGATTATTTTAAGGAAATGACAGATAATGATGTAAGAAAAAGAATATATGAAGAACAAAAAAATCAGATAGAGCAAGACATGGCACCGTTTGGATTCATTGCTGATGGACTCGATGATACAGTTTTTGTTGACAATGAGGGTGATCGATGGTATGCTGATGAATATGGGGATCGATCATATATGTGGGATTATAGGTAACAACTATTAATCTTAAGCAAATATTAAATGATTAAATATTTTTGTGAGGCATGATGGATTGGGATAAGGAAAGTAAACTAGAAAATGTTGAAAACATGATTACTGTATATGAAGAACATATTAAATCTCTTGAAGAGGAGAATAAAAGTTTAAAAATGCAAGTTAACTTCTTAAAAGAACAACTAGCATACAAAACTTTTGGAAAACCCAACTATGAGGAGGAGGATTCATGAGTGGAGACATAGGATTACAAGATGATAATATCATTTTTTATAGTAAAAAAATGACTCAAGCAAAATTGGTTCTCTTAGCACATAAGGGTATTAAATTAAATTGGAAAGAATATGACTATCACACTTCACCAAGTAAACGAATCATTGAATGATATTAGACCATACATCGAATCTGATGGTGGACATTTAGAACTTGTAGAAGTAGATTTTGATTTAGATGAAGATATTAGATTATATTATGGTGTTAGAGAGGGTGAAAAAGCAGCAATTGCTAAAGTAAGATTAAGTGGTGCATGTGAATCCTGTACGATGAGTGCTCAAACTCTAAGAATGGGAATTGAAAGACATCTGACACAAACTTTTCCAGAAATAGTTGGAGTGGTACAAGTTTTATGAAATCTGTTATACTTATTGCTTGTTTTTTACCTTTGGTAATAATATATGTTATAATCAAATTTGTAGTTTGGATATCTGCTACAAAAGCAGAGACAACTTATGTTAAAGAAGAATCTAAAAAATCTCATGGACCATATCTGGCAGACGCATATGCAGACGTTGATGAAGAGGAAGAGAAATATTGGAATATCTCAGATAATTGATACCACATTATTTGAATGGTACTCTGAAAGAGGAATGAATGTGCCAAAATGGAAAATGAATAAAGATCCTGAATGGTGGATAAATTACTTGAAAGAATTAAAAACTAAGAAAATTTAAAATGTTTGAGATTAATCCTGAACTTGAAGTGCAAGTAAGAAGCACAAAAGATATAATATGGCAGGATATGAGAAACTGTGAGACGATATTTAATCTCAATAAAGTACAGAAAACATATTTTGTTATTGATAATTTTTATAAGAATCCAGATGAAATAAGAAATTATACTCTTAGTCAATTAAAAGATTTTAAGAATGTATGGACTGATAAAGATGGTATTAGACCTGATGATAATAAAGTAGGAGGTACAATAGGTAGAAGAATTTATATTAATAAAAAAGAAATTGTGGAAGAGATGAAAGTTAATATGTCTCTTGTCTTTGAATATTTGTGTAAAAATAAAGCATGGCATATAAAATTCGATAAGAAACACCATGATGATAGGTGGAGTCATATAAAATTTGCTGTCAATATGACAAACCATGATGAGGTTGTAAGATCAAAGAGACCTTGGTACACAATATGTCATGTTGATGGAGATTGTTATAAATGGGCTTCTTTAGTTTATTTAAATAGTCCAGAGGAATATGGGGAGAAAGAGATTCCAGGTACAGGATTTTATAGTGTTGTTCCACCAGATCCTGATGGTAGAGTCAATCCTCCAAAGTTAGAAAGGATTGTACCTATACGCTACAATCGATGTGTCTTATATGATGCTAATCAGGTTCATGCACCAATATATAAACCAGAATTATATCATAATTATGATCGATTAACTCAAGTAATGTTCTTTTAAATAATTCAATGGAATTCGATGATCAATCTTTAAAATTAGGACATTTATTATTAAACGATAGAAAATGTCGTATTTGTGGTGAAGAAAAAAATTTAATAGAAGGATTTTATAGATCTAGAAAAGGAAGAGGTGCCACAGCATCGTCATATTCATATGAATGTAAGGTGTGCACCATCAAAAGAATTGTTGAAACTCGAAAAAATAAAATAAAATTCATTGATTGGCAATACCCTGATTGGTAGTGTTCATGTATTGTTTCCCCAATCAAAAAGGTCATTTTAATAAATAATTTTAACATATTTCGAGATTCGGAGAATAAAAGATGCCAGTAAATTTAGCATCTCCTGGAATTGTAGTTAGAGAGGTTGATTTAACTATTGGTAGAGTTGACTCTGCCACAGATAAAACTGCTGCAATTGTAGCACCTTTTGAAAAAGGACCTGTCAATCTACCGATTATAATTGAAAATGAGCAGGATTTGATTGATAATTTTGGTAAACCAAACAATACAGATGATCAAGTTGATTACTGGATGGTAGCATCATCATACTTAGCATATGGTGGACAGTTAAATGTTGTCAGAGCATCAGGATCTAATTTAAACAATGCCACTGATGATGAGGGCACTTTGGTTATTAATAGTGTAGATGATTACATTAACAAAGGATATGACGAAAGCACTTTAGCAGGAACAGTAGTTGCTGCAAGAAATCCTGGTTCATGGGCAAACGGATTAAAAGTTGCGATTATAGATTCTTTTGCTGATCAAGTTTTATCAGTGGGTAACACAGCTGGAATGTCAGTTGGATTTGGAATTACTCAAACAGCATCTGGAACAGTACCAGGTTCTGGAACAACTTCAACCCTTGATGGAGTGTTTAAGGGTATCATTACTGAGATAGGAACTGGAACAATTTCAGTTAAATTTTTATCACATACACCATCAGGTGGAACTGAAACTGAAATAGATTATTCACCATCAGGTGTGTATAGGTTTAAATCATCTAGTGATATTACTGTTGTAAATAATAGTGCTGTTGGAGTTGCAACCGTAGCAGTAAATAGTGAATCAGATTGGTTTAATTCTCAAACAATCACACCTGTAAATGGTGATCCAATTAGTTGGAATCAGATAGCAGAAAGACCAGGAACTTCAGCATATGCAGCAGCAAGAAACTCAAGATTTGACGAGGTTCATGTTGTTGTAATTGATGATGATGGAGATATAACTGGAAACGCAGGAACAATTCTTGAAAAGAATTTAAATCTATCAAAAGCAAAGGATGCTGACTTCTCTACTGGATCTACTTCATATTGGAGAAAGTTTTTACTTAATGCTTCAAATAACATCTTTGGATTAAGTGGTCCTACAGGTGCTGTTACAACAGCATTTAAGGGTACTGGAAATGGATTTGAAAAAGTAACTGGTGCTGATTGGGATCAAAACGCACAGAATGTTAAATTTGTTGCAAACGGTAATATTGGATATTCTTTAAACGGTGGTAAAAATTATGACGGAACTACTGACATAAATGCTGGTGGTGCTTTGACTGCAAGTTTGGGAGATTTATCTTCTGGATATGGTTTGTTTGAAAGTAAAGAAGAATTTGATATTGATTTCCTAATTATGGGATCAGGATCAAAAACTAGATCTGAAACACAAGCATTAGCTAATAAATTAATTTCGGTTGCTGAAGTTAGAAAAGATGCGGTAGCATTTATCTCACCAGATAAAACAACATTTATAACAGGTTCGACATTGAGGTCATCAAATGATATTACAAATAATGTATTAGATTTCTTTGCTCCAATATCATCATCAACATATGCTGTGTTCGATAGTGGATTTAAGTATATGTTTGATAGATTTGGAAATACCTTTAGGTATGTTCCATTAAATGGAGATATTGCAGGAACATGTGCAAGAAATGACATCAATAACTTCCCATGGTTTTCACCAGCAGGAACAGCAAGAGGATCTATTTTAAATGCAGTTAAACTTGGATATAATCCAAGTCAAACACAAAGAGATCTACTCTATACAAATAGAATTAATCCAGTAATCTTCTCACCTGGAGCAGGAATTATCCTATTCGGTGATAAAACTGGACTTGGAAAATCATCCTCATTTGATCGAATCAATGTTCGTAGATTGTTCATCTTTATAGAGGATGCAATTGAAGCAGCAGCAAAGGATCAATTGTTTGAATTTAACGATGAGATCACAAGGACTAACTTTGTGAACATTGTTGAACCTTTCTTGCGTGATGTTCAAGCAAAGAGGGGTATTACAGATTTCAGAGTTGTTTGTGATGAGACAAATAACACTGCTGCTGTTATAGATAACAATGAATTTGTAGCAGACATCTTTATTAAACCTGCAAGATCAATTAACTTCATTGGTCTTACATTTGTCGCCACTAGAACTGGCATCTCATTTGAAGAAGTAATCGGTACAGTTTAACTAAAGGTATAGAAAACTATGGCAACCCAATTTAATAAACCACCATTAAGGACTATCACTGGGTTTAAAAGCAAATTAGCTGGTGGTGGAACTAGACCGAATCTATTCGAGGTGGAAATTGCTTTTCCTAATGAAACACAAATAGATAATGATACTAAGGAAAAATCAAGATTCTTAATTAAAGCAGCTGCATTACCTGCTTCAAACATCACACCAATTGATGTTAATTTTAGAGGTAGGATTTTAAAAATTGCAGGTGATAGAACATTCGACACATGGACAGTTACTGTTCTGAATGATGTTGATTTTTCAATTCGTTCTGCTTTTGAAAAATGGATGAATCTTATTAACAAGATGGAGGATAATACAGGAGAAACAGATCCTGCGGTTTATCAACCAGACGCATATGTTCACCAATTAGATCGTGATGGTTCTACACTTAGGACTTATAAGTTCCATGATGTATTCCCCACTCAAGTAAGTCAGATAGATCTTTCTTATGAAACTACTGATGCTATTGAAGAATTCACAGTTGAATTCCAAGTTCAATGGTGGGAAGCACTCAAAGGTATAGGTGCTAACGCTGGCGGTGAAGATATTAACTAAATTGCATAAATAGTGCTATAATAAAGAAACGGAAAAAAATTATACTATGCCTAAACTTTTTGGATTCTCTATTGATGACTCGGATAGTAAACCCGATTCAGTAGTATCACCCGTTCCGCAATCGAATGCGGACGGGGTTGATTATTATATTCAATCTGGTTTTTATGGTCAGTATGTAGATATTGAAGGAGTATTCAGAACTGAATATGATTTAATTCGTAGATACAGAGAGATGGCACTTCATCCTGAATGTGATGGTGCAATAGAAGATGTTGTAAATGAAGCAATTGTTAGTGATTTGTATGATTCTCCAGTTGAAATTGAATTATCAAATGTAAATGCAAGTGATAAAGTAAAGGATACAATAAGAAAAGAATTTAGAGGCATCAAAGAAATGATGGACTTTGATAAAAAGTCCCATGAAATCTTTAGAAACTGGTATATTGATGGTAGATTATTTTATTTAAAAGTTATCGATACTAAAAAACCTGAAGATGGTATACAGGAAATTAGATATATCGATCCAATGAAGATGAAATTTGTTCGTCAAGAAAAGAAAAAGAATAGACATTTAGGTGGTGTTGATCTTACGAATGCATTTAAAGGTAGCGAGAAAGAATTATATCCAGAGATAGAGGAATATTATGTTTATACCCCAAAACCAAATTATCCAGTTGGTTCAATGGGTGGAACAGCAAATACAAAAACTTCAATTAAAATTGCAAAAGATTCAATCACATATGTAACATCTGGTTTGTTTGATCGTAATAAGGGAACTTGTTTATCATATTTACATAAAGCAATCAAGGCACTTAATCAACTTAGAATGATTGAGGATAGTCTTGTAATTTATAGATTATCAAGAGCACCAGAAAGAA